CCCAAGAGGCGATTGAGGACAACCTGTACGACAGTCTCTCTGGTCGTTATACCAAGGCCCTCGCCCGCGCCATGGCCTACACCAAACAGATCAAAGCTGCCAACATCCTGAATCAGGGATTTACGGGCGGTCCGACCTATGGTGACGGCAAAGTGCTGTTTGCTACCGACCACCCTCTGGTCTCCGGTGGCACCAACAGCAACCGACCCACGGTCGGTACCGATCTGAACGAAACCTCCTTGGAATCGGCAGTTATTCAGATCGCTGGGTGGACGGATGAGCGTGGACTCCTGATTGCGGCCAAACCCCGCAAGCTGGTCGTTCCGCCCGCTCTGATGTTCGTGGCAACCCGCATTCTTGAGACGGAGCTTCGTGTCGGCACCGCTGACAACGACATCAACGCGCTCAAGAACAACGGTTCGATCCCGGGTGGTTACACCGTTAACCACTTCTTGACCGACCCGAACGCGTGGTTCCTGTTGACCGATGTTCCCAACGGTCTGAAGCACTTTGTTCGTTCCCCGATGCAAACGGGCATGGACACTGACTTCGACACCGGGAACAGCCGCTATAAAGCTCGTGAGCGTTATAGCTTCGGCGTCAGCGATCCGCTGGGTGCCTTTGGAAGCCCGGGCGCGTAAACGCTCAGGAATCCAAGAAGGGGGCTTCGGCCCCCTTTTTTCTTGACCTTTAAACGGCAAGCTGATAAAAAGCGTTTAACCGTATTTAACAGCCCATCAGACCGATACGGCGGACTTCATGCAGACTGATGGGCGACTCGCATGAGAGGCTTTAATGGCTATCACGACGTTCCAAGGTCCGGTACGCTCGCTGGGTGGTGTATTCCAGCAAGGCCCGGGCTCCATTGTTAGTATCACTGCTAGCGTTACGCTGAACCCCTCCGACCATGCTGGAAGGATTTTGACTGTTGGTGGTTCGCTTGCAGCAAATGTGGTACTGACCCTCCCAACTATCAATGCTTCGACTGACCCGGTGACTTCTGGTCCGGGGCGAGATCCCAATACGCTAAACAACGAAGGTGTTGTTTACACGATTTGGGTGCCTACCACGATTTCGACGAGTTCGTTGAAGATCGGCACTGACGGTACCGACCGTTTTGTCGGGACCATTCTTGGTGTTGACACTGATTCGTCTAACGCACTTGTTGCATACACGGCGGGTGCTAGCGATGACTTCATCAACTTCAACGGCACCACTACCGGTGGTGTTGCGGGGTCGTGGGTGCAGATTGTTGCAATCGACGCTCTTAAATATATGGTCCAAGGTGTTGCTCTTGGATCTGGGGTTGTTGCTACGCCGTTTGCGACGAGCTAAAGGGGTAGCCCATGCGTCCGATTGTAATTAGCAAAACCGGCGCAGGCTCAACATCGGCGGTGCCATTGGACCATTACCAGTCCCCATTTAATGTGGGGATTGGTGTTGTGGTCAGCGGAACGGTGGACTACACCATTCAGCACACCTACGATGATGTGCTTGACGCGGCGGTTACGCCCGTTTGGTTTAATAACGCGACTATCGTAACTAAAACCGCGAATTTTGACGGTGGTTATACGTTGCCCGTAAGGGCCGTAAGACTAACTGTTAATTCGGGTGCAGGAACGGCAACCGCGACTATTATCCAAGCGGGAATGCCCGGCAAGTAAAAAGCTGGCCCTTCGGGGCCGCTTTTATGAGGTCGTCATGAATTTCGACGAAGCCTTTCACCATCTGCTTGGTCACGAGGGAGCGTACTCGAATCACCCGGACGATCCGGGCGGTGAGACCATGTGGGGGATTACGAAAGTCGTCGCCCGCGAAAACGGCTATGAAGGTCTGATGAAAGATCTTCCGGTAGAGACCGCAAAGGCGATCTATAAAGCCAAATATTGGAACGCTGTTCGTGCGGAAGAGCTGCCCCCCGTGATCCGCTACGCGGTCTTCGATGCGGCAGTGAACTCGGGGCCGGGTACATCCATCAAGTGGTTGCAAGAAGCGGTTGGGGCAACGCCAGATGGTGTGCTGGGGCCAAAGACACTTGCTGCAATTAATGAGCTAAACCCAGATGGGATCTTGCGTCGTATGCTGGGTAAGCGGCTTCGTGCCATGACGAATATGCGGGGTTGGCCTTCGTTTTCTGCTGGATGGGCGCGTAGAGTCGCCACCCTGCTGGAGGCGTAAATTGTGGACTTCCACAAAGCTATTGGTGCTGTAGCGGCAAGTATTGCTGCTCTGGGTGGCGGATACACACTCTTTGATAAGTTTGGGTTGATTGATAATTCAATTATTCAGTGGGTGCCTGAGCATTTTGAGGTTAAACCCGCCAAGATTGGTGAGCCAATTGTTGTGACTGTAGCCCGGATCAAAAAACGAGATGATTGTTCTGTTGAGTCTTTTGTCCCAGCGATAAGAGATGGGCAAGGTGTGGTGCATGAAGCTACATCATCAAACCCGAAGTTTTCTGGTCCTGCTGGTCCGGAAGTTGATACATTTACCTATACGCTTTCAGTCAAGACTGAGATGGCTCCGGGTAAAGGTACACTGTTAGCTACCATTAAGTACAAATGCCCCGAAGGTGATCGGACAGTAACTTACCCACGGCACAAGAACCTTAACTTTGAGCTTCGGGGATCTTAGATGGCACCGTTTCTCGCTGGCATTGTCTCATCGCTTATCCAGAACAACTTGCCCAAAGTTGCTCAGGCTGTTGTGGACAAAGGATTGGATTATGTCCAAGAGAAGACCGGTATTGAGCTAAAGCCCGATATGAACGCAGAGGAAGTTAAAGCTCTGCGCGAAGCGGCGCAGCGACACGAAGAGTTCATGGTCGAGCAGGCCAACAAAAACACGGCGGACGCTCGGGCGATGCAGGTTGTCGCATTGCAGCAAAATGATACGTTTGCCAAACGATATGTTATGTATCTGGCCTCGTTTTGGTCATTTACAGCGGTCGTGTACATTTTCCTCATCACTTTTACCCATATCCCTGAACTCAACGTCCGGTTCGCCGACACGATATTGGGCTTCCTGCTGGGTACTGTTGTCGCAACAATTTTGAATTTCTTCCTTGGATCTTCGGCCAGTAGCAAAGAAAAGACCGAGGTTCTGGCGGCAGAACTTAAAGAGCAGAAGAGGTAAACATGGCTAAGACCCCTGCATGGCAGCGCAAAGAAGGCAAGAATCCAAAGGGCGGTTTAAATGCAAAAGGCCGGGCTAGCTATAACGCTGCGAACCCGGGAAAACCGGGACTGAAGCCGCCTGCGCCAAACCCAAAAACCGAAAAAGATGCCAATCGCAGGAAGTCATTTTGCGCCAGAATGTCGGGTATGCCCGGGCCTATGAAAGATGAAAAAGGACGACCGACGCGTAAAGCTCTGTCGTTGAAAGCATGGAACTGTTAGTCTGTACCCGGTGCAAAGAAGGCAAACCCGGTACCACCGAGTTTTTTCCTCCCCATAATAAAAAATTAAACGGGCTGGATAGCTGGTGCCGAGTCTGCCGTTCGTCTTATCGAAACGAAATTTGTCGCGGTAAGTTTCGTAGCACAATTACTGACGAACAGCTCAAAAGCATTAAGGCGGACATCAAAGAATGTGTTATTTGTGGTGATGAAGGGCCGCTTGTTGTGGATCACGACCATGTAACCGGGCGAGTACGAGGCATGCTTTGTAATCACTGCAATAGAGGGTTAGGCCATTTTCGAGACAGCCCGATGTTGCTTGAGTTTGCGGCGCAGTACCTTTACGCATCGGCAGATGCGCCTGAGTGGGATGCCTACCTTGCAAAACATGGCAGTGTTATTTGAAAACAGCAAAAGACCCAAACAGCCGAATTAACAAAAGCTTGAGGGCATGGAACTGCTAACATGGAAATGATGGTTTGGAATGTGGTCCTTACAGGCATTGTGGCGCTGCTGGGGTATGTGGTGAAAGAAAAGTTTGCCGAGTTAAACAGGATCAGCATCCTGTTGAACAAAACCCGGGAAGAAGTTGCTCGGGATCACATTACCCGCTCAGAATTTCGTGCGGACGTACAACAATTGCTAGATCGATTTGATCGTATCGAGCGAAAAATTGATTCGCTTGCTAATCCGCACAGAGGTGGTCACAATGCCATCTAGCACCCCAAAACAAGCTCGTACTATGCGGGCAGCAGCACATAGTCCTTCGTTCGCCAAGAAAATTGGTATTCCTCAAACCGTAGCCCGAGAGTTCGTTAAAGCCGACAAAGGGCGTTTTGCTGAAGGTGGTCACATGAAAGAGTCCAAAGGAATGATGGCTAAGGAAGTCGCCTTTATGAAAAAGAAAGGTGCCCCGAAGTCCATGATCAAACATGAAATGGCGGAAGCCAAAGGCATGAAGCGGGGCGGTTACGCCAGCGGCGGATTGTCGGCAGGGCATAAGGCGGCTGATGGGGTTGCCCGCAAAGGCAAGACCAAGGCCAAACAAATTGTGATGCGTAAAGGCGGAGCGTGCTAAATGAAACGCCGCAAATTCCAAGAGGGCGGCATCACTGAAGATGTTCGCGCTCGGGCGTTGAGATACGCCTCAATGGCAGGCTCGGGCACGGAAGAAACAG